AACTCCACGGTCATACTGGTTGACTCATTCCCGATCACTGAGAGTGTCGTCCAACTTGCATTGATCGCCATCCATTGCTGATCATTTTCCTGATGCCAAGCAAACACCGAACACGCCGAAGCTGGTGTGTTCGCGCTATCAGTATAACCCGTTTGAATCGTTGAAACCGCTTCAGTGTAGGTAACGTTATTGTCTGTAGATGCCCACATACTCATGATAACGCGACCTCCATTTCCGGTATTCAACGCCCAACTCTTTGCGACAATCAGCCAACACCCTTTTGGTAACTGGAACGTGATACTACCTCCCGGTGAAACGCCCTGCCGGACGCCCAATGGGTTCGTACCAACAATTGTTCCATCTGGCACAAACTTAGTAGGAACAGTAGTTCCTGAATACGCCAGCGGGTGATAGCTATTGTACGTGGAGAATGCGTAGTTAGGAGGGGTGGAAACCACTCCTCCCGGGCGAGGATTGAGCAGTCTAACCGTGTATTGGACGATTAGCTGACCAATTGTTCCCGCTGTCACCGGCACACCATCTACACAAATGAACAGTCTACCTGCATCATAAGTCTTGATATCTGTAGCCGGAACTACGCTTGCCCTCGTGTACTTCCCGCCTGCCATTGCCTCACGGCAATTGACATTGAGGGTAAACGCTTGATTAGCCATTCCTTCCACGTGGGGCTGTGTGGCCAACGCAGTGATGATGTCCTGAGGCGCTCCGCTGAGAGCATCATATGAATATGACAGAACAACTTGTCCCGCCTTACCACCATCCGCAAATACGGAAACCAGTGGCTTGTACGTGAATGAGAGCTTCATCAACTCATAATTCTCGTACAATTGCGCCATGGGCACGATGAAATTGAAGCAACCACCAGTTGTGCTGTTCTCGTCTAACGGGAGAGCAGGTTGAACAGTGTATTGGTTCGTGACATGGTACCCACTGTCTGGCACGGTTACAGTTCCAATCATTTCTGTTTCGGAAATAATTGGGTCCTTCCCGTTTACCAAACCTGGTTGAACTGAACGTGTCTTAGGCTTCGCCAAAACCACAGTCTTCGCGATGCTTCTGCTTCTT